TGAAGCAATGGGTAGTGAAATCTTTAAAGAAGATTGGCTACAGTTCTCTGATGATGAGCCTGACGACGGGGATTATTATATTGCAGTCGACCTTGCGGGTTTTGCTAATGTTGAATCTGCAACTAAATCCAAAAACACCCGACTCGACCAAACAGCGATAGCAGTCGTTAAAGCAGGGCCGGAGGGTTGGTGGATAGCAGACATTATACATGGCAGATGGGACATCAAAAAGACCGCCAAGAAAATATTCGACGCTGTAGAACACTATCGTCCTGTAGCGGTTGGTATAGAAAAAGGAGCCCTAAAGAATGCGGTACTGCCTTACCTTACCGATTTAATGAAGTCAGGGCAACGGTTCTTCAGGGTGGAGGAACTGACCCACGGGAACAAAAAGAAAACTGATCGTATTGTCTGGGCTCTTCAAGGACGCTTTGAGCACGGTCAGATTACACTGAACAAAGGTGAATGGAACACGGAGTTTATGGACGAACTGTTTCAATTCCCTAATGCGCTAGTGCATGACGATTTAGTCGATGCTCTAGCCTACATTGACCAACTAGCTAAAGTAGCGTACTACTACGACTACGAAGAAGACGACTACGAAATCCTAGATGCAACCGCAGGATATTAAAATGCAAGACGACTACAAAGGACTATACGAGACTGACACTGCCGGGTGGATCATGGCAAAATGTGACCAATGGCGTGACCACTACGAATCCAACTACGCTGAGAACTTTGAAGAATACTACCGCTTATGGCGTGGTATCTGGGATCCATCAGACTCCTTACGCAACTCAGAGCGTTCACGAATCATTTCTCCTGCACTACAACAAGCGGTTGAGAGCAGTGTTGCTGAAGTTGAAGAGGCTACGTTTGGCCGTGGTAAGTTTTTTGACATTCGTGATGATTTACAAGATCAGAATAAAAACGACATTGTATTCTTACGCAGACAACTAGACGAAGACTTTAAAATCACAAAAGTCCGTAAGGCTGTCTCAGAAGCACTCATCAACTCTGCCGTATTCGGCACTGGTGTTGCTGAACTGGTCATTGAAGAAAAGAAAGAGATGGCTCCCGCTACCCGTCCTATTATGGAAGGTGCAATGGAAGCTGTTGGTGTTGAAATGCGTGATCGCTTTGTCGTTAAGATTAAGCCCATCCTACCACAAAACTTCCTGATTGATCCTGTTGCAACAAACATTGAAGATGCATTAGGTGTTGCTGTAGATGAGTTTGTTCCTAGACACCAAGTAGAGATGTTGATTGAAGACGGAACTTATCGTGATGTCGTTCTTGAAAACACCTATCCTGATGTTGACCTTGAGCCAGATCAAGACCTCACCATTTACGATGACGACAAAGTACGTCTAACAAAATACTACGGACTAATCCCCACCTACTTGTTTGAAGCAGAGATACAGAACGAACTAGACGAGGATGAAGAAGTTGCTGATTTGGTAGAAGACGATGAAGAGGAAACCAAAGGCTACACTGAAGTTGTGTGTGTCATTGCCAATGGCGGTCAGCTACTGAAGATTGAAGAAAACCCATACATGATGAAAGATCGTCCTGTCATTGCATTCCCTTGGGATGTTGTACCGGGACGTTTCTGGGGTAGGGGCATTTGTGAAAAGGGCTACAACAGTCAGAAAGCTCTTGACACAGAACTACGTGCTCGTATTGATGCCTTGGCATTGACAGTGCATCCTATGCTTGCTGTAGACGCTTCTAGGCTTCCTCGTGGTGCTAAGATGGAAGTACGTCCGGGCAAGACAATTCTTACCAACGGCAACCCTGCTGAAATCCTACAGCCATTTAACTTTGGGCAAGTCAATCAGATTACGTTTGCACAAGCAGGTGAGCTACAAAAGATGGTTCAGATGGCAACAGGTGCTATTGATGCCGCAGGTATCCCCGGCTCTATCAATGGTGAAGCCACTGCCGCAGGTGTCTCAATGTCGCTAGGAGCGATTATCAAACGTCACAAGCGTACTTTAATTAACTTCCAAGACTCCTTCTTGATTCCAATGATTGAGAAGTGTGCGTGGCGTTATATGCAGTTTGCACCTGATTTGTATCCTGTACAAGACTTTAAGTTTATTCCTTCTAGCTCACTGGGTATTATTGCTCGTGAGTATGAAGTGACACAGCTTGTACAGCTATTGCAAACAATGGACAAAGCAAGTCCAATGTATCCAATGTTGCTTGAGGCCATCATTGACCACATGAACATCTCTAATCGTGAAGAGTTGATTGGTACATTGCGTCAGGCATCACAACCTAACCCACAAGCACAACAAATACAACAACAGCAAGCTCAAATGCAAATGGCACAGTTACAAGCACAGATTGATGCTTTTGCAGGACAAGCGGCTGAATCACGAGCACGGGCTGAAAAGTACAGTGCAGAAACACAATTAGCTGAATACGAGGCTATGACAGATCGTATCAAGGCACTCTCTGTTAATTTAGAAACAGGTGTTGAAGACGATAAAGAATTTGAGCGTCGTGCACGAGTTGCTGATTTAATGCTCAAAGAAAAACAAATAACAGCATCGCAAAAAGGAGCGACAAATGCTAACACAAACAGAAATGCAACGAATCTTGGATCAAATCAACAACAGGTTCAACTTCCTGAACAAGCGAATCGACCAACTGGAGGAGCAACTCTCCAAGCAATCTCCCAAGCCCAGAACCAAGGCTAGTGAGAAAGTTGCAGAAAGTGCTTGACATTTTCTAAAAAGTATGGTACAATATATCTAAAGAACCATTAAGGATAATTCTTTTGGATCAAGAAACACAAAAGTATTACGAAACATATTTTGAATTGTTTGCTTCCGATGGTTGGAAACAGTTCATAGAAGAAACTAAAGAAATCCATGATGGATATAAAATTGAACACATCAAGGATGAAACAGATTTAAGTCGTATCAAAGGAGAAAGGGCTATGCTCTTCCGGGTATTACGATTTGAAACGGGCATTAAGTCTCACTACGATTTGATTATGGAAAAACCTGATGATTCGTAGGTACGATTTTAAATGCACCGAATGCAATCACATTGAAGAACAATGGGTGGATAGCAATGATGCTTTCGCTACTTGTCTGGAATGTGGCAACACCGCACAGCGGGTAATCTCTCCAATCTCTACGAAGTTCAACGGTTTCGGATGGCCCGATGCCGATGATAAGTGGGCAAGAGATCACGAGAGAGCCGCTAATAAATAACACTTCCATAATGCTACGGCACGGAGTATATGATAATGGCAACATTTATAGATCAGCGTGAAGACGAAGAACTAAACGAGGACGAAGAACTCGCAACCCTTGAGGAGACTCAACAAGAGCAACCTACTCAAGAAACACCAACAGAAGACGAAGACGACGATATTCCTGATAAGTATCAGGGCAAGGACATTAAGGATATTGTCCGAATGCACCAAGAGGCTGAAAAGCTACTAGGTCGTCAGAGTAGTGAGGTTGGAGAGCTTAGGCGCATCGTTGACGATTTTGTCAAAACACAACTGGCAGAAAAAGAACAAGCCCACGCTAGTACGGCACAAGAGATAGACTTCTTTGAAGACCCTCAGAAAGCTGTAGAATATGCAATTAACAATCATCCAAAGCTCAAACAAGCTGAAGCTGTTACACAACAACTACAGCAATCAGAGGCTTTATCACGATTAAAAGCAACACATCCAGACTTTGATAAAATTGTACAAAATCAGGCATTTCTTGAATGGGTACAGAAATCTAAGTTTAGAACAAATTTGTTACTACAAGCTGATAAAAGCTATGATTTTGATGCCGCTGATGAATTGTTGACATCTTGGAAAGAACGTGTAGAAGTCGTTAATTCGGCTAAAGCAACAGAAACAATTTCTAGGAAGCAACAAGTTAAATCTGCATCTACAGGAAACACTAGAGGCTCTGCTGAAGCTCCATCTCGTAAAGTATATCGCCGTGCTGACATCATAAAACTCATGCAAACTGACCCTGACAGGTATATGTCATTAGCGGAAGAAATCCGCACTGCATACGCTGAGGGTCGTGTACGATAGCTTTATAGGAGATTATCATGGCTAAAGTCGCATATCCCGGAGGAGCCTCCTCCATTGTTAATACCACCGCCGCCGCTACGTTCATCCCAGAACTCTGGTCTGATGAAATCGTAGCCGCATACAAGAAGAACCTCGTTCTCGCTAACCTCGTCAACAAGATGAGCATGGTTGGTAAGAAGGGTGACACTCTGCATATTCCTAAGCCTACTCGTGGTTCTGCCACAGCTAAGGCGGCGAACACTGCAGTCACTATCCAAGCTGATACTGAATCAGAAGTACAGATCAGCATTGACAAGCACTATGAATACTCACGTATGATTGAAGACATCGTAGGTGTTCAGGCTCTTGACTCAATGCGTCGTTTCTACACTGACGATGCAGGTTATGCTTTGGCATTGCAGGTTGATGACGACTTGTACAACCTTGGCTTGCGTTTCGGTGACGGTACTGCTACAGACCCAACTGATCCTGCAAACTGGGAACACTCAAATGCTTACTACGTCAATAGCACAAGTGGCATCGCTACTTACGCTGACGACACTATGGAAGACACTGATGTGTTCACTGACCTTGCTTTCCGTCAGCTTATTAAGCTCATGGATGACCAAGACACACCAATGGACGGACGTTTCCTCGTGATTCCTCCTTCAGCACGTCGTGACATCTTGGGTATTGATCGTTACAACTCTGCGGATTTCGTAGATGGCCGTGGCGTTCAGAATGGTCAGATTGGCTCTTTGTACGGTGTTGACATTTACGTTTCTTCTAACGTACCTGTTATTGAAACAGCAGTTCAGAACACTGCAACTACTTCTGTCAACGACACTCGTGGTGCTATCCTTGCTCACAAGGACACTATGGTGTTAGCAGAGCAGATGGCTGTTCGCTCACAGACTCAGTACAAGCAAGAATACCTTGCTGACTTGTTCACTTCAGACACGCTCTACGGTGTACAGGTACTACGTCCTGAAACTGGTTTTGTTCTAGCTCTTCCGGGCTAAGCAACCACTGGATAGCCCCTCTCCGGAGGGGTTTCCTTTTCCTACCTTATTAACATTGTCACCCACCAAAACAGGAATGTGAGATGGCTTCAAAAATCCTCCTCAAGAAATCTACAACAGCTTCTCAAATACCAACTACACTTGACTTAGATGTTGGCGAAGTTGCAATTAACACTGAAGACAAAAGACTATTTACAAAAGATTCAGGTGGATCAATTGTTGAAGTCTCTACGACTCCTTCTACGCTTGACGTTGATGGTAATGCTACCGTTGGTGGTACTCTAAATGTTACAGGAACTACCACCGCAGGTACAGTGAACGCAACAACTGTTACTGTCTCAGGTACTCTTACAGTTCCTACACCCTCCGCAGACACTGATGCGGCCTCTAAAGGCTATGTTGACACGGAAGTATCTAGTGCCGTAGCAACAGTTATTGACTCCTCTCCTGCGGCCTTAGATACACTTAATGAGCTTGCGGCGGCGTTAGGTGATGACCCAAATTTCTCTACTACAATTACAACAACGATTGGTACTAAGCTAACTAAAGATGGTACTGATGCGATGACTGGCAACTTAGACGTTGGTAATAACAATGTTGTTAATGTTGCTGATCCTACCTCTGCACAACACGCCGCTACTAAAACATACGTAGACACTGCTGACGCTACAAAGCTCAATCTCTCTGGTGGAACCATGACTGGTGACATTACGATGGGAGCTAACAAAGTAACTTCTACAGCAACACCTACTGCTGATGATGATTTAACACGCAAGGCGTATGTTGACTCTATTCTTGGCTCTGCAACGTCAGCGGCTGATAGTGCAACAGCGGCGGCTTCTAGTGCTACTGATGCAGAAACAGCACAGACAGCGGCAGAGACTGCTCAAACAGCGGCTGAAACAGCCCAGACTGCCGCAGAAACAGCGTATGATGATTTTGATGATCGTTACCTAGGAGCTAAAGCAACTGCTCCTGCATTGGACAACGATGGTGATGCATTGATTACAG